GTTAAGGTTTGCGGCCATTGACTCGCCCACGGCTTTTACTTTTTCCGAAAAAGATAGCAGCTCCACAACCGAGAGCTGTATAAATGCTTTTATGTTTTCTGGTAGCTGCTTAAATCCATCAATCAGCGTGCTAGTCCACGTCTCTGTAGATATGCCTTGCGTGCTAAAAAGCAGATCAGCATAAATATAAATAAGGCCGAACGCGCCTTTAAAAGCGTCCACCATAGTCGCCGCGCCTGCAACAAAAATATCAACCAATCCGGCCATTTTAATTTGTATGGCTGATAAATATCCCTCGACTTGGCCGCTAGCAATGGATGAGTCTAAATCACCCAAGGCACTCGTTACGCCGCGCACACTGTCGGCCATCATTTTGCCTGTGCCGCGCTTGTTTATTGATCTAAAAACACTATCCCATGTATCACCCATGTTGGAAACAGCGCCATCTAATGTTTTCATTCTTTCGGCGCTTGCGTTTGCAAATTCAGTTTCGCCGATTGATTTTAAATATTGCGAAATTTCTTTAGCGTTGTTAGCTATTGTTTTTGTTTGCCCCTGGAACGCCAGAGATATTTTATCGCCCTGTGTTCTTGCCTTAATGCCGAACTCTTCAAGACGAACAAAGCTGCCGCTTGCAGCATCAGCAACGGCTTCAATCATCTGCATTAGATTTTTATTCATTGCCGCTGCTGTATTTGAGTAGCTGCGGATTGCCGCCTCGCCAGGGGCTAGCCCCCTATTCACCATCGTTGTGAAGGCTGTGGATACATCGTTAAGTGACTCTGGTAACTCTGTTGCGAGTCTTTGAATCGCGCGAAAAGCCTCTTCACTTTTTTCAGCGCCGCCAGTGGACGTGTTTAGACTGGCCATCATTGTGCCGTAAGATTTCTCTGTATCGTAAAGTTTTCTGGATAGTTCTGTTAGCCCAAGACCTGCACCGAACGCACCAGCAGCAGCCAGTGCAGCCCTTGCAAGGCCACCGGCGGCGCGGGTAGCGCTATCCATTGCTCTCTCGCCGCTGCGCAAGCCGGACGTGTCGAACTCTATTCCGATAGTGGTAATATCTACTGCCATTTAATTATCTCTCGCTTAAAACTTTTAGGGCAATATGATCAAGCCGCCGAATTAAATCTATTTCCCACTGTTGGGGCACGGTTTGAATTAAATAAAAATACGCGCGAATCATTTCGTAATCTAATGCAAGTCCTGCGTAACCGTTAGATTTTCTAGTGCTAGCTAAATCTAAAAAATAATTCCACTGGTCGATAAGTAGGTCGGGCATTTGCGCTTTAATTTGCGCATCCGGATCAATGCCAACACTTATAAACATTTCGCGGCGCGTGTAATCCTGCCCCTTTGGAGCTATGCCGAGAGCTAAATAATCCTCGGCATATTCGCAAAGTTGAATTATCGCGCTTGTGTAAAATTTCCCACTTGATCGCTTTGCTCGATAATCTGATCAACCCATTGCGGGTTATTTCTTAGCGCAGACTTTAACAATTCCACGCTAAACTCTTGGCTTACATTTTTCCAGCCGCTCACACGAACAGCAGCGCCTTCAATGTTTTGCTCTTGCATTTCCTCCAGCGTTTTGTCTTTTACAACTTGGTTCTTTTTGCGTGCAATCTCATTATCAAATTGAGCCTTTGCAACAATTTTAGAAACCCATTTTCTTACCGCGTCTGAATGTTTACCGATTACGCACAACACAACACCCGTTTCATTTCCCGCTAGGTCCAGCATATCTACATCGATAGCGTGAGCTGAATTTTCTACTGCGTTAAAACTTAAAATATCAAACGATTTTGAATCTTTCATAATGTTTACCATTTGCGGGTTAATAAAAAAAAGCCAACTAAGTTGCTTTAGCTGGCTTTTGGTTTTACAAAAAATGCCCTTGCCCCGCTGGTGGTTACCCGCAAAGATAACGAGCCAGCGGGGTAGGTACTTGGTTACGTTTTACAATGTTGAATCTGTAATTATTAACGTGGTCGGCAAGGTGCCGGAATCGGTACCTATGTACTCAAGCGCAACAAAAGAAGCTGTTAACGTGGTAACTCCCAGCTTATCGTCGCGCTGCACATCGTTTAGTTTTGCGCGCGGCATTGCAAATGTTAATGCGTTGCCTTGCGTGTCTGTAAACGTGTAAAACATATTTGTTTCTGTTTCGTTTGTGAATGAATCAGCTAAGACGCCATCGTCAAGAATGAAAGAGATAGACCCGCTCACTAACATCTGACCGCGTGATTTTGCGCCTGCGCCGGCGGTGAAAACAGTGAACTCTTGGCTAATGCCTGCGTCACATTTAATATTAAACGATGTGACTCTTGAGTTAACCGCGCCGCCAATAATTAACTGGCCGCTTGAGCCGCTCATGTTGCCCGTGGAGGGCACTGCTGTTGGTGAGGTGAAGTATTGACTGCCGGTTGAAGCATCGCCATCTTTACCCATAAAATCTAGGGCAATTGTTGCCATTGAGTTGGGTTTTGCGTCAATAGAAAGGCTGTTAACTTGCTGCCCACGAGTAATAAAGCTTGTCGAAATATCTGCTAAAAATTCTTCAACTGTAAAAGAATCATCAGTGTGAGCCGTTTGCGGTGTAAAGCTTGATTTTTTAGCGACGATAGTAATCGAAGCGCCTGCCGCCGCCGTGGTGTACGCTGAGCCGTTTAATTTAAACACAGTCATGTTAAGCGCTGCAACTGCTGTAATTACAGCAAGAGCGTTGTCTGCTGTTGCCGCGATACCTGTGGGTGATAGCAGCATACCCACTTTAAAACCGTCAGTAATAAACGAACCGGATGATCTAACAATCGAAGGGTTTGCCGCTGCAATACTGATTGTAATTACTGCGCCGGTGGTTACAGTTGACGCGAAATCTTTTCGCATCATTGCAGCCATGAATTGACTGAACGCACCGCACTGCAAATCTGCGGATAGGCTACCCTTAGCTACGCTAGAAGCGTGCCGACTATCACCTAACTGTTGAGATGCTCGAATATTATTAGACTGGTAAGAGCCTTTCGATATTTGAAAAACGCCTTGGGTCCGTGGGTAAAGCTGTGCGGACGAAGCTGTGGCTTTTGTGCCCCACACTGTTTCTTTTTTAGCAATTAATAACTTAGATATGCCGTCTGCCATGATAAAACCTCTTAATTAAAAATGTCGGATGAGTAACTTATTGAAGCGATAACGGTATAAAACCCGTCAATGTTTCCGAGCGTTGTTTTTCTCGGTGTTTTTGTGATTAACACATTAGCACCGCTAAAACTTAAAACCGTCCCGCGTTTAAAATGCGTGACGACAAGATCGAACCTGTCGTGCGCTGATACCGATCCATTGCCCTCTGGATAGCAAAGCGTTATCTGAAATATTCCTATTTCTCTGCGGCGTGTAGCGCCCATCGTTAAATCGTTCGGCTCTGCATAGAGCATATTTACCCGCTGGTACGGTGTGCCGATTACTGGGTCAAAGTTTGCATTTTCCCACGCCGTAGAAATCGCAGGCATTGAATTTAAATGCGCTTCAAGCGCCGCTCTAATTTTCTCAGTCATTTAATTGCTGCGCCTGTGCTGCCACATACTGTTCAAATTCTTCTGCTGTAATCCGCACCATTCCAGCCGGTGCTTGGTGACTAAGACCAAACTCTAGCGCGTGCGCGTAAGGTAGGCTATTGCATATAAAAATAGTATCGCCTCGTCTGTACTGTAAAAGCTTTGTTGCATTTTCTTGACTGCGGCTACTATATTCAGTTGATTGTGATGTAGCGTCATCTATTGCATTAAAGCTAACGCTCCAATTCGCTCGGAACTGCCCACCCGTGTAACCAGGGGGTGGCGGACTAAGCCAAAAATCAGCATCACCAACGGGGCTTTTTAATTCAATAGAGTGAAGCATATCCAATCCGCTTTTCATTATCAGCGTGTCAACTCGGTGCGCAGCTCTGCGAATCATCGCAGCAAAATCACTCTGGAAATTACTCATCTAATTATCAATTCATAAATAACCGAAACGCCGGCGGGTGCTAAATCTTTAACGCCCGCCACTGTGTAATTTTTTCCCTCCCAAACAAAAATATCATTGGTTACGGGCAGCGGGAGGCTTTGGCTTACGCTAACAAGTGCCTTCTTGTCGCCCTGCCTTATTGCCGTGCCGTTTATTTCTTTTTGCTCAACATCAAACACACACGCAATACAATAGTAATCTGTCTGCACTTGCGCAGCTGAGCCGGTGGAAGGGTCATATGTTCCGTTTGTGAATTTTTGCAGCGTTGCAAACGCGCCGAACTCGCTCAATAATTCGTGAGCAACTGTTCTCATTTCTGTGTAAAAATTCATGCACTACACTCTGTTAGAGCTGTGATAGCTGCGGCCGCCACCGCTAAGCAGCGGCTTTAAAATCTTGTCGATTAACTG